CACTGTACACGACATACATAAACACTACAAAGTTTTTGATGATGACGGAGTGTTGTTTGCTTTTAATTCTGAAAAAGGCAAGCAGGTTGGTATAGGTGGAGATGACAAGGTAGGGATATGGATAGCTTTAGAAATGCTAAAAAGCCAAGAAGCAATTAAATGTGCTTTCTTTCACTCAGAGGAGGTTGGATGTATAGGAAGCAGTCAGGCTGATATGGACTGGTTTAAGGATGTAGGATATTGTTTTCAGGCTGACAGGAGGGGAAATACAGATTTTGTAAACTCTATATCAGGGAAATTGTTTAGCAAAGCATTTAGCAAGGCTATAAAACCTATATTAAAAGAGTATGGATATAAAGAAACATCAGGAGCAATAACTGATGTAGGGCAGTTAGCAGAAAATGGTATTGGTGTATGTGTAGCAAATATGAGTTGTGGGTATTACGCTCCACACTCAGACGAGGAAGTTGTGTACTTTGATGATGCTGATATTTGTTTAGATATGATTGAGACCCTTGTGGCTACACTAGGAAATAATAAGTACGAGTTTCAGTTTGAAACAAGTTATAGAAATTATTATGGCTCAAACCAGTGGGGAGATTGGAGTGGAGCAAATAGAGAGTATTGGTACGGAGAAGCAGAAGTGGTGCATAACGAGGAAGGTAAAGAGACTTGTTATTATTGTGGGTGTAGTGACCTTATGGAAAGCGAGTATGGAAAAGAGTTTAGATATTGCCCTGATTGCTTTAGTGATATAATGCTAGAGGAAACCAACGACCCTAATCAAATTGAAATGTTTGAAGATGAATATGATTATGGAAGTTCAAGTATTGAAGAAGTTTTACAAAGAGAAGGGGTTTCAAAAGTGGACGATATTGACTATGAGGATATATCAGACAACTATGATGGCTCAATGCAGCATAAACAAATAGTAAACAAATATTTAACAGATTATCATAAAAATAAATAGATATGGCAAAGAGATTTACAGACACAGATAAATGGAAAAAAGGTTTTATAAGAAACCTACCTGCAAAGTATAAACTATTATGGCTATACATATTAGATGATTGTAACCACGCAGGGATATGGGACACAGACTTTGAGGTAGCTTCTATTAGGATAGGTAGTAAAATAAATTCTACTGAAGCTGCCAAAGTTTTTGAAAGCCAAATAAAAATATTTGATGATGGTAATAAATGGTTTATACCTAAGTTTATTGACTTCCAATATGGAACGCTTAACGAAAATTCAAGACCTCATCAAGCAGTAATTAAATTACTAGACAAGTATGATGTGTATAATATAGAGGGTATTAGTCCTGTAGATGTTGCAGGGTTTGAGGGAGAAATAAAAAATCCTGTAAAGGTTAAAAGGTTTAAGAAACCAACACTTCAAGAGGTTTTAAGCTATTGTGTGGAAAGGGAGAATGCAGTTGAAGGTACTAAATTCTTTGATTTTTACGAAAGTAATGGTTGGAAGGTTGGAAAAAACCCTATGAAAGATTGGAAGGCTGCAGTTAGGAATTGGGAGAAAAACAGCTATGAAACTGCTCAATCTAAGAAAGGAAACAAACTTAAAACACAAATAGATTCTTGGCAGAAAGCAAGAGATATTGTGGGGAAACAATAATTATTAACTAAATAAAATTAAATTATGGAGCAATTAGTAGAAATGCAAAAACAATTACACTCATTAGCACAAGCATTAAAAGAGCTTGCTAAAGAAGTTCACACAAACAGAAGGTTTATTGAAACTCAGGCAGATTTGTCAAAAAAAACAGTTGAAGCATTAAAAAACATAAATGATGAAGTATATCAAACAGGAGAATAAAAAAGAGCTAACCCTTAAGTGTGTTGATTTGATTAGTAAAACATTTGTTGAGCTAGGTCAAGGAAAAAGTGCTGAGGAGATTGCTTTGCTTGCTCAATCTTTAACTGATGACCTGCTTAAAGACTTCAAAAGTTTAATGTTTACAGATATTCAAAACGCTTTTAGAAATGGCGTTAGAAACACAGATTTATTTGCCCTTAATGTTAAGACATATTATAAGTGGATAAAAATGTGGAGACAGGTAATATGGGATGCTAGAAGTAAGGTTGAAAACGAAGGAGCAGACCCTGATAAAGTAGTCGGTTATAGACCTGAACCGAAATTATTAACATAAAAAATTTAATAAAATGGAATATAATAGTTTGTTTGAACCTTTATTATGTATATTTTTGTCTATGTGTTTAGGATTTGCTATTGGGACAATAACTATTCTAATTCAAGCCAGTAAAGAGCAGAAAGCTTTGTCTGAGGAGTTAGATAAATTTAGAGCCCTTTACTTTGCAGAGATAGATAAATGGAAAAACAAATATACCAATGATGATGAAGAATAAAGAACATTTTTTATCTTTACCCTATAAAGACAAGCTTAAAGCATTAAGAGGTGCTATGAGAATTGATTTTCAATACTATCTAACCATTGCTTCATATTATTTAGAGGCAGATATAGAGAAAGGAGGACTGCCTACAGAAACAATAGAGAGAGAGTTTGAGAAAGGATTAAAAAGAAACCATTACTTCAAAAAAAACATAAATGATTAAAATTATTATAGGAATAATAGCTATAGTTCTATTTTTAGAAATAAAACCAATAAAAGAGTTTATAAAAAGAAAGCTAAATGACAGACAAAAGGATTCCTAACTACTATAAAGGAAAAGAAGGGTATGAAGCAAGAAAAGTGTGCGATAATTTTGACTTATCGTACCACCTCGCTACCGCTACCACATACATATTAAGGGCGTATCGTAAACATAAAAGCCCTGTTGAGTGTATAACAAAAGCAATAGCACATTTACAATTTGAATTAGAAAAAATAAAAAGAAATGATGATAGTTAAAATAATAATACTAATACTTGTGTTTTGTGTCGGAATAGCTGTTGGAGCTTACGCTGCATCACAAATAGAGAATATGCTATGAGCTACCTAACACACTTAAAAAGAAACAACCATTGTTCTAGTTGCAGATGGATAGTTAAGCGAGACGATGAAACAAATTTAATCAGAGAAGTTAAGTTAGTTTACAATCCTGCCGAGTATAGCAGGGAAAACGCTAAAAAATATGGTCACAAAGCTAGAAAGCTTTACACTAGGAAGGGATTAATAACAGTTCTGGAGACAGACAGGGAAAAAAGAAATGCCTAAGCCTATTTACAGGGTTATCATAGAGTATGGTTACCGTAAAAAAGGGTCTCCAAGACACTATCAGTATAAAAAAATTGATACATTTGTATTAACTAATGATATAGAAATGATAAAAAAAGACGAAAGATTATTAGAAAGAATTTATACGCAAACTAAAAGTAAAAATAAAGAGCTAGAAATAACATTTAAGAGCATCTATATTGAAGGTCAATATGGAGAAACTAATTATTAAAATTATTAAATATGACAACTATATTATTTTTCATTAGTATTTTTTATTGTTTGTACTTACATTTAAGGATTAAAGAGTTAGAGGAGGATATGACTATCTGCAATTATGATAGAACTGAACTAGAAGTAAAGATATACAATAAAATGATGGATATTCGTAGAGAGATTAAAGAATCATTAAAGCCTAAAAAAATTGAGAAATCAAGAAGAAGAAGTACAAAAAGGCGTAGTAAAGTATCTAAAGATTAGATACCCAAAAGCAAGATACTGTGCTAGTTTAGGGGGTATTAGGACTTCATATAAACAGGCAGTTAAGGCTAAAGCTACAGGATATGTAAAAGGATTCCCTGATTTACAAGTCTGTGTCCCTATGGAGAGGGGGGATATAGAGGGGGGGGGTGTATATCACGGACTTTTCCTTGAAATAAAGAAGGATAAAAAAAGTTATGCAACTAAAGAACAAAAAGAATGGATAGCGTACTTAAATGAGCAGGGTTATTGTGCTAGAGTCACTAAAGGACTTGACGAGAGTATGCAAGTAATAGATGATTATTTTAATAAAAAGATATGAGTATAAATATATATGACAGAAAAGATATGCGAGGAGGAGGCTACGCAAAACGCAAATTCACATTTGATGAAGCTCAATCTATTAGGTTAGAGTACGAAACAGGAGCTTTTACACAAGCACAATTAGCTGTTAAGTATGGTGTAAGCCAGTCAATTATAAATAAGATACTTAGGTATAAGACATACATTAAGATGTAAAAGGAAAGCGATTTCATAACGCTTGTTTTAGTTAGTGAAAAAATAGTCAGTAGATGTAAAAATCTGTTGGCTATTTTTTTTATACGAAACTTTTAGGATTTTGTTTCAAACAAATATATTTTATTCTTAAAAAAAGCACTTGAAACTGCTATATCCTAATATTGAAGTTGTTTTTTTATTTTTTTGTTTTTTTTCAAAATTTTTTTTTTGCAAAAAATTTTT